ATTGTGTAACAAGTTAAACTTCTTTTTTATAATACCACTATGAAGACCCTTCATATTGTGTAGCTGTTCGCTAAACGATTTGTATGTACCTAATAGTATTAGGAGGTCTATTTGTTCTTCTTTCTTTAAATTCATATCTTAATAAATATCGTTAGACATACATAGGTATACTGGGTTTTCTACCTTAGTTATTTTTACCTCAATCTCTTTTGAGGATTTGTGTAGGTTTTTTAATCTTTTTATATAGTTATCGTTGTTATTCAGCTTATCTACATCTAAATCTGAGAACACTGTTTCGTACTTATACTCAGACCACTTCTTAGCAGGCTTCCTAACTCCCTTAACGTAGCTTATAGTCCTCCATTTATAGTGAAGGATTCCAAAGTACATCTCTTTTCTCATAAGGTTATTATAGAGTTTAAGTGACTAACATTATCTTTCAAATCTTTAATCTTTGAGTTAGCTAATTCTAGCTGACATTTCAATATCCTGTTTTGTCTTTTAACTATATTTATTTCACTCTGATTATCTATAGGCTCCACATCCTCAAGAATAAAATTATTACCTAGACCACAACAGTCTATGGTCTTTTGAGCTACACCATACACCTCTGCATATTTCTTATCTGTAATCATTAAAGACTCATGAATTCTCTCATAGTACATTATGGTAGCATGTGCTTTTTTACCTACAATATCAGCTATGGTTTGATATGGTATTGCTAGACTCTTTCTTATAGATGTGCACAAAGCTATATTAGTGTCAATCATGTGTCTATACCTGCTGCCTAAGTCTGATTTTTCTATCCCTCTGTAGTTAAATATATTCTTAATTAAAGAAGATATAATTCTTACATCCTCATTATCTAACTTTAAATGTGCTAATCTATCTATTAAAACTGAAGATGCACTTTCCTTTCTACATCTTCGCTTTTCAATCTTTCCTTTTGTGTTTTTCATGGTTTAAAATATTGCGTTTATAATCTCCTTTAAAGCGTAGTAAATAAATACTGCACCCATAATGATGTATAGTATATTAAAAAGAATCATTTGGTTTTGATGTTATAAAGTTTTGTTCGTAATCTTCTGGGTCTATAAACTTAGTGTATTCTTTTCTAAACTTAAGAGGTAGTGTTCCTGTACCTATATTCCTACCTTTAGCAAATATTAAATCCACTAAACCTTCTGTGCTATTGTTGTTATCGTCAGTCATAATACCATAATACTCAGGTCTATAAACTAACATCACTACATCTGCTGCTTGCTCTATCTCTCCTGACTCACGAAGGTCAGACAGGCTAGGTCTACAACCTTCCCTTCTTTCTACAGCCCTACTAAGCTGTGATAAAGCAACAATAGTCACGTTTAATTCTTTAGCTATATTCTTAAGTTCACGAGCAACTACAGCCACCTCTTGCTCTCTTGATGATCCTGCAGCCTTTACTAGCTGAAGGTAGTCAACTAAAAAGAACTTAACATCTTTAGTAATTACATACTGCCTTATCTTATTTAATAAGTATCTAAGGGATGAATCTTTACACTCATCTACAAATAGAAGTGTGTTCTCTAATTTACCTATAGCTTTATTCACTCTAGTAAACTCATGACTCTCAAGTGTACCCTTCATTATGTACCTATTGTTAACTTCACTTTCTAGTGATACCAACCTTTGAAGTAGTTGAGTGTCTCCCATCTCGTATGAGAATACTGCTGCAGGAATACCTGATTTAGCACAGTTGTAGCAGAATGATAGCCCTAAAGATGTTTTACCCATAGATGATGCACCACCAATAATTATTAGGTCAGTCTCTTGCCAACCACCAGTGAATCTATCTACAGATTGAAATCCTGTTGTGAGGCCAACCATATTATCAGAATCCATTCTATACTTTATATCTTCGTATAATACCTTCAACTGTTTCTTTATGTCAGGCATGTCGCTTCCCCTAATCTCTGATATAGATTTCACCTCTGACTCCAGGAAGTCTAGCATATCAAATAAATCATCGCCTCTATCTATTCTTTTAGTCACAGACTCAGTTAAATTCTTTAGCCTTATCTTTTTATCCTCTTGATTTAGATAAGCCACTAGGTTGCCTGTAATGTAGCCATAATGGTCTGAGGACATACACTCAGCTACTCTAAGATCAACTAATGAATCTTTTATCTGTGATGATATGGAAATCATATCAACCTTCTCACCTTTATCTAAGTGAGTTGATACAACTTTATATATCTTTTTATTTAAGGGGTCCTTGAATATACTCTCAGATAATTGAGAATGATAATCGTAATAATCTCTTGAGTTATTGAGTAGCTTACCAATAAGTCTAACCTCCATATCTTTGTTATCTTTCATCGGTAACGTATTTTGGTTTGACATATCTGTTTACTTTCTTTTTATCGAACTTAACTTCACTCTCCCAACCTCTATTGTTTATCCAAGTGAGTGGATTCTTTCTGTATTTTTTGTCTGGAGTTGATTCAACATAGTTCTTAACCGACTTTACTGCCTTACCCATTTGCTCTAAGGTAAGGTTTAGGAATGCTTTCTCACACCTAGCAAAATCAACCTTCTTGTCATACAAATTCCAGAACATATCGAAAGCCTTAGCTTTCCTTTCATCTTCTTCTTTAGGTTTATCTCCTTTGTAAAACCTAATATCTTTAACATTAATGTAGGATATAATGTTATTGAATATGTGGTTCGACTCTAACTCGTTGTTGTAATACTCTCTCAACTTGAGATTGTCATTGAAGATTACAACTATAGCATTACCATCTAATTCTACAGACAATAGGTTGTTTGAATTGATAATCAGTGTATCGCTTATTCTTATCTTCATGGTTTTTCGGTTAATATGTTATAAAATAATAGGCTCATAGGTTTTGTTCGGAAGTCTTACCTGCAGTAGCTATGATTATAAGAGTTTAACTGCTATCACTCACGCCTATTCATTTATCGGTTTATCGGTTTAAGGGTGTATATATACCCTTTTAAACCTATAAACTTATAATCTAGAATGGTAGATCATCTTTAACTGCCTCAACCTTCTTAGCCTCTGGCTTCCAGGTATCAACCTCTATGTAGTGAGTTTTACCATACTCATCTGCTCCATTCTTTTTCTTGGCAACTTTCAATCTAATGTACTTGTTACCTTCATACTCATTGATGTGTTCTCCTGCCTCTGAACTTAATTTAGTTAAGTTTAAAGATACAGATACCATGTCTCCATCAAATTTTTCTATGCCATTTCCAACATAGATTTTTTCAGTCTTGTTACTCATAATTTTGAGATTTAAAATATTTATTTATTGCATACCTTTCTGTTACGCCTAAAATCTTAGCTATCCTTCTGATGTGTTTAATTTTAAACTCATCTGGTTTTTTAAGACTCTTAGCTAGGGTAGGTCTACTTAACCCTATTCTGTTTGCTAACCAAGAAACGGATATACCCTCTCTATCTAGCTCTTTTTCTAACTCAAGTTTTTCATCCATCATAGTTCGTGTATCTCTAAATGTTCATCTATAGAGGACTCGTTTGTTATGAAAAATCTCTTGTATATATCTAGTAAGTATTTATACTCATCTCTACCTCTATCTGTGAAATCTCTACTTGTGTAGTATATATTCACATTGTAGGGAGGTGTTTTCTCTTGTGTTATAAATATAAAGTCATCACAATCAAAACCATCAGAGTAGAATGCTGACTGCCTATCATAACCATACTTCTTACAAGAGCCTGAGAATGCGTGAAAACTTCCATCTCCTGTAGTTTTAAGATCAATAAGCGTCCCATCATTACGATAATCTGCTTTACCCTTACAAAACACTCCTGTATCCTCGTCTTGCCAGGCGTTTGCTATCTCTCTTTCTCCCTCAGCCACTAATAAATCTCTAACCTCAGAGTGAGAAAACAATACATCCTGCATACGCATTATTTGGTCGTACTCCTTCTGCAATATGATAGTGGGTGCATCAGGATTACTAGCCTTAAACTCCTTGTATCCTTTAGTAGTTCTTGTAGCTGAGTTGAACACCTTAACCTTGTCGTTAAACTCGTTAGGCTCTAGCATAGCTACGTGGTACGCTCTACCAAATATCATAGGGAAAGTCTCTGTTCTTAGATGAGGGTTATCCCTCATAAGCCTGTAAGTTCTGACATCCTTCTTTATCAACCCTAACTGCGAGTTCGTAACAAACTCGTAGTCAGAGTAGTAGAAAGAGTCATCCTCTATCTTCTTTATAAAGCTATCTAAACTCATTATAGTAGAGTTTTAGATACTGATAAAAGTTTCTGTAATTTTTCTTGCTGAGTTTTAGTCATAGTGTAACCACTCATCTTCTGCTCAACAACATTACCTTTACCTTGTGATATAGCCTCTACCATAGACTTGTATTGAGAGTCAGTTAGCTTAGGCTTTGATTTAGGTTTAGATGATTTAGTAGCGTTACCTTTTACTGCACCATTACCATCATCATCTCCTGTAACTACACCAACAAAGGATGCTAATGCGTATCTCCTTGCGTATGATATTGCAGAGCCTACACCATGTGCGTCTTCCTTTGCAGGTACGTAACAAGTAGAGGACACCCACTCACCACTTGAATGTGATAAGATAGTTGTAACTCCACCTACATCTGTAGGCATCTGAATAATAGCAAGTTCATTCTCTGCAAGTAGGGTACGAACAGAGTCCCACACCGATCCTAAGTCAGCGTAACTTGATTTGAAAAAAGGGTTCTTTGAGTTTTCTTTGGCAGGTCTTAATGATGCCTGGACCTTTGATAGGGCAAGGGTTAACTTGCCGATTGATTCGGATTTTTCCATCTTGGTTTGATTTGATTTAATTCTAATTAACTTGTCCACAAATATAATAATTTTTTTTACAACGCAGGGTTATCGTCAGTGTTTTTTTCTGAAATATCTTCTCCGTAATTGTATTTACCCATCATTAACTCCCACGCAGTATTTGTAACGAAGTTGTTTTTTGTGAGCATTTTTTGATACGCTTCTCTTCTTTCTTTTAGGGTTGCCTTCTTTATAGGAGCACCTTTTTTTTCGTGTAATTTCATATTGATTTAGTTTAAAGATTGAATAATTTCTTCGCATAACTGTTGAGGTATTTTAGACCTCTCATAGTTGCCTTTAAGTCCTTGTGTCCCTGTTTGACTACCTCTTGGAGCAGGAACGTGGCAAGGCATACCATTTTTACAAGCAGGTTTTGGTGTCCAGGACTCACTATTTGTCCATATATCTGTAGGCTTCATCCTCTCCTCTCCATATTGACAATAGGTTACTGTATGTCTAACGTGATTAGTTTTATCCCAATGAGGGGATTTACGCATCTTACCTCTTGGATTCTCTACGAACCATACTAAGTCTTTATTGAGTAGCTTATACGCCTTAATTATAGCCATAGTTCGCATCATTATATCTATACCTAACTGAGCATCGTCAGTTTTTGGAGTAAACTGCTCTCCACTCACCCACTTCCTGCCTATACAAGCTACACTAAATGCAGTACAAGGTGGTGAAGCCCATATTACATCAGGTACAAATGGTATGTCGCTTAAGGATAGTTTTAGTATATCTTTGGCTAAGTCTATGTCATCGAATGGATGAAGGTCAAGAGAGAACACATCGTGTCCCTCTGACTCAGCCACCTTTCCGATACTCCTGCTACCTGCAAATAACTCTAATACCTTCATAACTAATCTTCGTTTATTATCATCATTCTAACCCAATCTATATATTCTTTTGGGTTACCATCAAATACTACTTCATCTTTGTAGCAATCGAAAAGCATGATAGTGAAGCTATCCTTATCTTCTCTTATGTCGTATATGTATTCTTCTCCAACATTATTATCATCCACACCATACAGGTATACTCCACCTGCTCCATCTTTTTCTTCTGCCACCCATTGAGCAGACAAGCAACCTATGCCATTGGCTACCTTCCTGTCCTCCCCAATACGAATGCCATTAACTAATGTAAGTTCATTTAACCATATAGCTAACTGAAGACCTCTGCCATCTGGATAGCCATCATATTGTCTGTATACGTTGCATATTGTTTTATCTTTATCTCCTTCTTTTTCGATAAATCGTACTAAACTTCTTGTTCCCATAACTACTTCTTTTTGTTTTTCTTATTGGTTAATCTTTTGTTTTTCTTGTGGATCAGATATTGATATTCCTCATCCAACATTCTTCCTTGTATTTCTTTCTCTATGTTCATACCCTCAATCATTCCTTGAGTCATTGATATGAATAAATCTTTAGTTAGTCCCATTCGCTATGTATTTTTAGTGTTTTGTTTAACATTGTTTCTATCTCGTCATACTTGTCGTTGAAGTATTCTTGAGCCTCGTCGTGGTACTCTCCATCATTCCATATATCTTCTATATTGAAACTTTGTTCTACCATCATGTGTGCTATATCGGATATAAACTCCATATAGT